CACTGGGCAGTTGTCGCACAGTCAACTTTCACGACCTTCGCTAAACTTCCGAAAGCGGACGAGAATCGCAAGCGTTACATAAGGAACTTAAAAGTCCTTAGCTTCATGCTCGCGACGTGGAATGGGCTTTTACTTTCGTATCAGCTTATCCACGAGCATTCCCGAGTTCGTGCAAGGCAGGGGAAAGGTACCGTTTGGACCGTATCCTCAAACCTCAGACGCGAACTGGGACGATTCAAAGTCAGACTCTTGGCGCAACCTATGGAAGCGGCTAAAGAAGTCAAGTTGCTAAGTGGATTCGCTCGGTCCTGGTTCTTCGGTGGCAAAAAGCCCCGTCAAGCCTTGTTACGGACTCTTGAGCGCAAACACGATGGCCTCATATTTTCATATGTGGGCCGTGCAATGCCACCACCGGGCCTTTCCGATATAGAGAAAGGCTACGGACAGCTTGTAGACAGGCTGTGTTCCGAACCACCCCCAGAGGTGGTCGGCTGGCGGACGTTCTGCCATGAGTACCTTCGCAAGTACACCCCAAAGTCCATTGCGGACTGCAGTTACCCGACCGATGCTTCGGCGGGTGCCTGCCTCGGTTACACACGTAACGATGGAGGGGTGACACGAGCGATCCAGGACCTTGTAGGCCTGGGTTTGGCGCTTATGAAGGCAGAGCCTGAGGAAGACGATGTGGTACTCGACGAAGACGAAGATGTGCCACAACATACCTCTATTGAACTGATCTTATTTGATCCACTCGATCCGTACTGGTTATCAGCGGTCGATGAGGACGATAAGTCTCGGAAGATGTCTGAGAAGACACTCGAGAACCTTGCCATATTGAACAAGGTATCAGTCTTAGGTAAAGTCTACCAAAAGGCATTGGCGAGAGCAGTGGATTGGACCTTTGACCGTTTGAAGGATGGAATTCCCTTCGTAGCGGTCGGGGCCCCGGAGGCCGGGTTAAAGACTCGGTATCCCACGATGGCACCTATTGCTGTGCTTCTCGTGTCCCAACTGCTGCGCCGGGCTGCAGACCTACATCTGAAACAAGATAGTAGAGCCCGCGAAAGTCTTGGAGGAGCTCCCGAAATTAAACTCGGGAGAGTGCCTGGTCCTTGGTATTCCCAGGACCTGACATCAGCCACGGATTTACATCCTTTCTGGCTACAACGAACATTCTATGAAGAGCTCGTTGACCTCCATCCTACGCTTCAAAAATACCGGAAATGGTTGCCGGTACTTTTTGGTCCACGGCATCTCATATCCCCTAATGATTACAGGGATAGAGAGTTTACGCCGCCCGACAATCCCTATCTTGACGTTCTTTCGCAAGACTGGGAGAAAGCGTACCCCGATGTCGCTGACACTTTCACTAAGAAATTTAAGCGAAGTGTGTTCGGGAGAGGGGGGGTTCAAAACACCTTCTACTGGCAAAATGGTCCAGTACCAGAGGAAGACACGTGGCTGCTTGTGCAAGCCTGGTCCGACTTCTGGGATGAAGTGCACGAACTCCCGTTCAAGGAGACCACCACGGGCAATCCAATGGGTGAAGCAGCTAGCTTCCCATTGTTGCCACTTGTGACGATCTTCAGCGCCGAGCGCTCAGGCCTTCCTAAGGTTGGGACTACTGGTGATGATGCCAGAATCCCGCTTGGACAAAAGTCCAAACCTAAGGTCGTGGATGAGCAAAAGGCGCTTCAGTCATCAAGAATGATTGAGCTCCTTGACCAATTGCCACCTAACTGGCGGGATTGGTCGCCTCGTGATCGTTTATCCGTTCACGAGCTCTCGCTGGCAGAATGCGGCGCGGTACTCTCCCTCGGTAACGAGGCAGAGGGGAAACCTAACAAGATTTTCCTCCATCCGGTGTATCATCTATATAAAGAGATACCCATGAGGGGAGACCGTCGGGTTCCCTTTATACCGACTAAGCTGCTTTCGGCGCCACCGGGAGGGTCAAAGGGTAACGTTAACTGGTTTAACCAACCAACGGCAGTGCGTCAGCACTGTGTGGAACTCCAATACCACATACCCATTAGGCTTTGGCGTAAGCTCCCTTATTGGAATGAGACTGTTGCTGCA